ACGTATGTTGGGCCCCCTCGTACACCTGCCAACCCTGGGTTCCCTGGGAGAACGGTCTTGGCCGCACTGGAACCAAGTGTCAGGACATACGGGTGACGGTCAATGTCTGCGTTGAGGCGCGGCTTACAGCACGCTGCGGGAGTCGGCATGGGCTCTAAACCATTACGTACCCGCTTACGGTTCTCTTTTTTCAGCTTAGCCAGGAACTCTTTCGGGTTATCGTTTGGGTATCTGCACGCGACAATGTTCGTAAAGCTACCCCTCTCCCAGACTTTATCCCCCAGTGCTTCCACCAGAGCGTTACCTTCGGGGCCGCTAAAGGGTAAATTGTAAGTCACGCTACGTTTACTGGGGCTGTCACCTAACACCAAGATAGTCTTAGGGAAACGTATGGTGGACTCCACGGGTGCAAACTCACCTTTCTCCAGCCAGTACGCTTGTAGCGGGCATCGATTGCAGTCAGGCTTCATTGTATCTCAAGGAGGTTGACAAGTTTAAAGTACCTGTCCCAACTTGCGTGCGACGGGTCAAGTGTAGGGCACGCATCGCGCAGAAGGTCCGAGCTAAGTTTTACCAGTAATTCATCCCGAGAAAACAAATTTGAAGTAAGTTTTGACGTCAGAACTTCAACTGTCGCGGTTAAGTCCTCGACCTGATCGTCTAGGGAGTCAGCCTTCGCTTGCTCCTGCTCCAGCAGTTTCTCTAAAGAAAGTGACATGTTAGCCCCAAAAAATGGGGGCCGAAGCCCCCAACAGGTTTAAATTTCAAGGAAGGATAGGGGGTCACCGTTATCCGCAGGAGCCTTCGCTACTTTGGGTGCAGGTTCTTCCGCAGGGGCGGGTTCTTCAACCTGGGCTTTACCCTGAAGTTTCATCTGAAAGTCGTACTCGTGTTTTTCAAGCCACTTAATGGTGGCATACCCCCCCTCGGCGGCACAAGCATAGTGAATGTATCCGGCCTTACCCTTCAAAGAGTCGGCCTTGATTGTAACCTCACCTTTCTCAAGTTTCTCTCGGCTCACACCGCATGAGATTAACAGCACCATCCAGTAAGAAAGTACCCAGTCGTCACTATCAATGGGGAAGTTCACCCCGTAGGTGTCACCAGAGCCCGTGTGCTCCCCCTCCGCTACAACAAGTCGGAGGAGGGCCCGAGCGTTCCCTGCCTTCGTAGTTGTTTCTTCGGTCTCTCGGATGCGAACTTTATAGAAACCGTCCTGGGGGATCGTTCTTTTTGTTCCGGCGGGTGTTACGTTTGAAAAGTTAGCTTTAAATTGCCAAGTCATTTTGTTCTCCTAAGTTATTAGAGATGTTAGTAATAAAAGTGTCGACTAACGACAGTCTATGTAGTTGAAGATTCGCGGTATCAATAGCATCCATCAACGCCCACCGAATGTGGGGCTGCGAATACTTACCTGTTAGTTGGTTAAAGATTTGGGTTAGTAGTTTTTGAAGTTCCTCCTTGTCCTTGTTCTGGAGTATCGGTTGAAGTTTAGGTGAGAGACCCCCCACCACTTTATCCATCCACTGCAACTCTTTGGGTCGAGGGATGTCGTAGCCCGCTTCTAGGAGCAGTACACGTAAGTTAAGGGGGAAGGTTGGGGGTGAGATGCCAAGACGATCCTTGGTCACGTAAGAGGGGTCGGGCCCCGTCTGGTAGACATACGGCCAACTACCAAGCGACTCCCCGCTATAGACTACACGGGCCACAAAGTCAGCCATAGCCGGGAGCTTCTCCGGTAACTGCCAGCCGGGTATAAGTGGGGCACCTGGGATGTGCCGTGTACCATGCTCGTTGGTTACTTCCTTGGGGGCCTGCTGGTGCATTGTAAAGATAACCGGCACACCAGCCTCACGTGCTGCATCACGTAAACTGTACACACGGTTGTTAAATTCATCGAAAGCACCCCAACCCTTGTGACGCTGTTTACACTGCTGTAACTCTGCGTCAGCGAGGATACTAAAGTCATCAACCACAACAGCCGGGTACTTCTTAGTATTCTTACTACGTAAGATGTTGACAATCTCGTTCACGTTTGAGGGGGTGACTGTCTTAGGGTTTACGCCTAGAAAGTTGGCGCACTTAGTTGCCCCTACCGGGGCGATAAATAAACCATCAGGAAAAGCTCGAATAGCACCGAGGGTTTTCCCACACCCCGAAGGGCCGTAGGTAATTGCAAATAATGTACTCATTTTTTAAGTCCGGGTTAGGGTTAGAATCCAAATTGACAGGTTTCGTGGAAAGGACACGGGCCGTAAGCGGTCCAGCAAGCGGTCTCATGGTGAACAGCGGGCCAGTCCAAGGGTTCTTCTAGGTGTTTGTGTTGGTTGATAATTCCTTCTGCGCGTATCAGTGTTTGCTTGAATGTTCGGACAGCCCACGGTGCGGGCTCAAGTGCGGGGCGTTTAAACTCGGCACGCCCTTTAGTGTCTTGAGGTAGTTGAATCATATTCAATACAACACCCCCAAACTTATCACCGAAAGCGCGTTGACCTAACAGGCGATAACCTAAGAACTGACCTGACAATGTGTACCGTCTAATCGTTTTAGGCGCGATCCGAAAAGTTGTCTTGTGGTCGACAATCCAAATCTTACCTCGGGGGTCTCTTGCTACGAGGTCTGCCCGCTGGGTGTAAAGGAAGCGGTTACCTTTCTCGTCGGTTACGTGGCTACGGAACTGCTCCTCGATATAAAGCGGCTCCCATCGCTCAAGTTGCCAATGCTGGATGTACTCATGTACTACGCGTCGAGCAAGTTCAGCAAACTCCATCCACAGGTAGTTACCACTCTCCCCGGCTTGTTGCATCGCTAAACGAGAGACCGCCTCTAAAGGCTCGTACCATTGGTCTAAGGGTTCTTTTAGGTCACCTTTACCCGGTTTTCGGCCCTGCATCCGTGCCCACGTGCGTTTATAATAGTGAGCCAGCCCCACGTGTACTAAGCTCCCTTTGATTAAGGGTGGGCTCCACGTGCGCTCTGTCTTTTCGTTCAAGGCGTACTTACGGGGGCACTGTAATGCCGTCTGTAGGCGGTGCCACCCTGCCTCGGATGGGCCTGGGTCAAGGAGTTGGGGCATGTTACTTCTCGCTGTGGTTATCGGGTAGTTGGGTTGGTGTTTGTTTGCCTAAGTATTTTAAGAGTTTATCAAGCCAAGTTGGTTTTGTTTCGTCTTCGGGGTTGAGCCTAGTACGTTCCCTTGAACGAGTCAAGTCCTCTTGAGTGAAAAGAAGTGTTTCGTATTCACCGCTCGCGTTCTTCACAAGGATTGAGAAGTACCACGAGTCGGCTGCGTTCTTTTTATCCAGGTTCGATTTCAATTCTAATAGTCCACGTTTCATTATGTCAGTCCTAAATCATCAATGCCTTGGCGAAGGCTGTAACGGTCTTCAGTAATACACTCGCCACGTGTATACCCACGGCCACGTTTACCATCCCTGCGGATGACGCAGTATAAATAGCCTGGGGTCTTACCCCTGCGTTCTCGGACAGCTAACACTTTTTCGTGCGCTTCGGGGGATACTACCCACACCCGGTAGGGGTGTCCCTTCACTTGGTGTACTACCATCGGCTTACGCTGTTGGCTTCGTCCCTGTTCACCGGGTATGCGCGTGACGCGTCTGCTGTACGTCCGTAGACCCTTGGAGTCGAGTCGCATGACCTTAGCTGCCTTTCGGTTCTTGCGCGCGTTCCTGGCCCCTCTGGAGCCCTTACGTCGTTTCGCGCTAGCGGGAAGCATTAGTGTAACCCCCTGTGCCATCGCAGCGAGAGCGTTGGCTGCGACCACGGCTAACTCTGCCGAGTCCTTACACCAAATCCGTTGGGTTAGGTGTCCATCTGTGCCAAAAGTAAAGGTCTGATCGATTAGCTTTTCTTGGAGCTTTGGGGTTAAGTTGGCATACCTTGAGTCGTCTTGCACGGCATCAATCGCGGCGCGCCTTGCTTCCTCAAACCTTCTTTTACTAAGATCTTTGTACGAGGTTATCCCTGCGTCAACAGCGTCGACAAACGCGCGTGGGGGGTTCTTGCGATTTGTCTCTGGTGTAATGTTAGTTGTCAGTTCGGGTAAAACATAGGGGAAAGAGAAGCAGAGGCCCAGCCCGGCCTGTGTCCCTACGGGTCTGCCGGGTCTAGCTGATGGGATAATAATAAGTTTCTCGTCTAAGACATCGCCATAACTTGCGACGAATACATACGCGGGAGTTGTTGACTCGCTCCGAGTAGGCTTGCCGAAGTTTGTATCCACCCCCGGTATTCGATTAGCGTATTCAGTTTGGTATTGAGTGCGTGCGCTATGGGACGCGATATCTCGAACTGTGTCAATTACTGTGTTAGTAAACTTAAAGCACACCATGTGTTTAAAGTATTTATTCGTAGGGCGCGGACAATCTTCAAACCGAATGGGTGTTTTGTTTTGGTCCGCGCGGTTAAGTGCTACGTCGAAAAGGGTTTCAAACGAGTCACGTGTAATCTCAACAACCTTACGTCCCGTCGACAGCCAAGCTGAAATAGCAGTATACCGATTCATCATGTTGTTTAGCGCACGTTTCTCCCGGTTTGATAACGTTTTTCGGGTCTTAGTGAAATCAATTTGAGTCGTTATGGTAAATAAGCCACCCTCCCGTGCGGTTATATAGGACAAGTTTTGCAGCAGCCTAGCGGCTAGGTTGTATTCACCTAAGACGAGAGCTTGGAAAAGGTACATAAAGTAAGAGAGTGTTTCTATCTCTGCTGCCCCGTTGTCCCGGTCTACTAAAACACGGGCCAACTCTGTGGGGATACCGTGCCACGGAGTAGGTTGAACGTACCCCGCATCAAAACAGCGCGTGATAAAATCAGTCTGATACTTTTGTGAAGTCTCCTTAAAGTTTTCTATGCCGACCGATTGGGTCCAGTAAAGATTTAGGCAGTTAGAGACTGCACATGCCACGGCTGACATTTTATACACGTTGCGGTAAGGCGAGCCCTTGAGTAGCTCAACCTTCTGCGTTGCAGATCGACCTGCAAATGCCTGACCGTCAAGCAATTCATCCAGGTAGGTAGCGGCTGAATGCAGGGCGGTGTTAAGTTCGTCACCCGTAAGCATCTCTTGAGTTGGAGATGTCCACAGTGCGGCGGCGATATGCTCATGCGCCCGGTCCTCGAAATGCCTACAGGAGCGCAGACGCATCTTTTCCCACTGTAAGGCATCTAAGAGGTCTTGGGCAGCGTTATGAGTCATCCCACTGGTAGGTACGGCGGTATTTAGGGCGCGGACGTACGTTTGATACACGTCGCGCGTCCCGTCAACAACACCAACAATTTCGTGGAGGTAAGTTTGAATGTTACGTAACGACACCCCGGCAATCGATGTGCCGCTCCCCATAAGATGTTCCAGAGTCTCCCACGAAATAGGTAAGCCTCTCTTAACCAACAGTGTTTCGCGTGAGAACCCCTCACCACCATCGGGGATAAGTTCTCCGAAACCATTGGGGCTAACGTTCGCGAAATGTTTATCCTTCTCACCACGCCGGTAAAAGTAGGAGGCAGTTGCTGTATCAATGAAGTTTGACATGGTTTAACTCGCTGTTAGTTTGTTGGTTTGTTCGGTGTTATTAAGTAAGACGTAACCGACTACACTTGCCGGATACACAGATTAAAGTTTATCCATGATTGAGTTGATTATCGCTTCCTCGTCATCTACCCCCGCAAGGGTATCAGCGATTTGTTGAGCTTCGGAATGGTCGAGGGCAGCGGTTAAGTTTTCCAGTTTAGTAAGAAGCATGTCCGCGATGTGTTCATCAACCGTACCCTCACAAATCGCGTACATAATTAACACTGCGCGGTCGCTACCCTTACGATGGAATCTCCCCTCTGCCTGCTCTATCATCCCTGGGGTCCACGGGATAAGAGCCATCAATGCGAGGTCTGTGCGCTGAAGACCATCAAACGCCTCACCAAACGCGTTAGTCGTCCCGACGAGGCAACACCCGCCGTCATACTTCGAGTACTCCTGTACCATGCTGTCACGTTCTTCTGACCCCACACCACCATGCCCCCACCACATGGGCGCGTTTAGCTTGGCGCAACGTTTACCGATAGCATCGGCTAACTGCTCACAATCCTTCTTACGTCCCGTGAACACTACGACCTTCTGCCCCGCTGCTACATTCTCCTCCACTATCTCAATCAACCACTTACGTTTACGTGCAGCGGCTTCCATCAACTTTAGTTCAAAGAGGGCTTGCTTCCCTAACTTAGTGGCGCGCTTGAAGTCTTCTTTAAACCCTGCCGCCTTAGATTGGTCTACACGTGAAAGATAACAGAGTTGTCGCCTTAGTGGTGGGAGGGACTTCTTAGCGGTTGCTGGGTCAACCTTGTGCATCACCCACTTAAGTCGTTCCTGAAGTTCGCCGATGTTGCTGCGCCCGTTAGCCTCCCAGCCCCCCCACTTGTTTTGACGTGCAGCACAGTAACGTTTCTTCCACTCTATACCTGTACCCCAGCAACCAGGTTCGAGTAAGTCTAGGGCAGAGTATAAGTCTGCGAGGGAGTTAGGGGCTGGCGTAGCACTTAGCCCTAACCTCCGCGTACAGTAGGTGGCGAGACGTGCCGCACTTCCGCTAATGTTATTCGCGTAATCCCAAGAGGGTCGCCCGTTACGGCCCACACTTTTCTCCCAACGTTTCCAGTTCTTGGCCCTGTGGATCTCGTCGTAGATTACTTGCATAGTTCCGTAACTTCGCCACGCGATAAGCGTACCTAACCACGCAGGCAAACATTCCCACCCGATGATTACACAGGTCGTCTCTGGGTCTATCTTCTTCGGGGTCTTACCCATGAGAAGCACAGGGCGCACATCGGAGACCTTCTGAAACTCTCGTTGCCACTGTCGGCGGGCTAGGGCGCGCGTGACTACCACGGTCTTGTCTGCGGCTACACTTGACAAAGACCACAGGGCTCCGCCCACAGTCTTACCCGAGCCACAAGCCCAGTAGAAGAGGGAACCATCACGGGAGTTAGCGAAGGCTAACCCATCCCGCTGGTAAGAAGTCAACCACTCTTCTAACCAGTCGGGAGAGTTAGCGGGCACCGAATACTTGGCGGGTAGAGTTAAACCTACCTCAAGCAATAGACTACAGTTAAGTGGTGGACCCTTATGTCGGTCTCTGCCTTTACCTGTTGCACCGGGAACAACCAGCCCGTGCGTCTCTGCTACCTGTTTGTAAACGGATGGGAATCTCATGCTGCACCCACCCCGCGAGAGACTGCCCAATCACCATCGTCCCACTTCACCAGGTCAGTAAACAGTGTGGCGACACTGGGTAATAACTCATGTGTCACAGGCTTAAGGTGGTCGAGCTTAGCAAACAAGTCTTTACCGTCTGGCGCAATACCCCGCCCGATGTAGTAAACCTTAAGCACGGGATGAAGTAAAGCCGTGTACTCTGCCATTCCGTAGTCTGGTGTGGGCCAGAGCACTGGCGCGTACACCTGTAAGAAATCATCTCCTGTGAGATAGAACCCTTCTTCCTCGGCTATCTCGGTCAACTCGTCAATGCGTCCGTACCAGTGACTAATAACCTCTTGACCATCTTCAATATGGGTTAGCTTCATGTGGTAGGTACCGTCTGAATAGCCTAGCTCTAGCCTTGCACCGCCTCTAACTCGAACCATTGTTAACTCTCCTCAGGTGCTGTAGTGTACAGGGGTTTGCCCCACACTAACAGGAGATAGCCATAGCTTTCGCGAATCTCTTTACCAGATGCGTGTGCGTCGAAGTGCGCAAGAATCTGCTCGTCAACTAATACCGTCCCGTTAGTGGTGCAGACAGCAATAGCGACGAGTCGTCCTGTGGTGCGGTCGTGTGTTGGTCTAAGGTATGCTTTTAGTGTTGCTTTTAGCATTATCGTCCTCTCATGTCGCTAATGACTCGCAAAGCTTCGCTCGCTGTTCGAGCCCGACACACGAGGCATGGATTAGTCCTGGTGCAGGCTTGTGTCCTGTTGGTCGGTCCGTGAAAGAAGCGGCCCTCGCATTGACGTGAAGCTAACTCATCAAGAACGGTAAGGGCTTCCCATGGAAGATTTAGTTGTACGTATGAACCCATAGCTATTCCATCTCTTGCATAAAGTCTTCAAACTCCCAGCGGTCGATGTTTACGGCACCCCTAAATATCTGGAAAATGTCGTTATAGGTCAGCCCTCGGTCAAACCGTAGAAGGATGAGGAAGCTGTTGAACACACGTTTTGACTGTGGTGTGTTTCGTGTTGGCCAATGTTTCTTAATAAGATTCATGGGTTAGTCTCCTGATTGTTTAGCTTTTGGTTGATTAGTTTGGTTAGTGTTTCCACTAGGTTCGCAAGTTGACGTTTCGTGGGTTGGATGTCTCTCGGGTTAGTCGTCATTACTGCGCCTCCGCGCCATTTGCGTACCCCTGCGTTAGCTTTGATTAAGTCCTGTACAATGTCGAGTTGAAGCATCAACTCGCGCACCTCGTTTAATTCCGCCCGAGGTTTAGACGTCATTATTCCTCCTTTACTCTTTCCAGTAACAGCCAGTGAACGTCCCTATTCGTTCCACTCATTCCATATCTGAACCGCTTCTTCTTCCACTGCATCCAGGGCGCTCCCAAGTTCTTTTCCTGTGGTGGGCAGCTTGAGTCGTATAGTTTGACAGTCCACGTCACTACCCTCAACAATTGAGCCGACTAGCAAGAAGCTACCACCATTTTCTTCAGCGGCAAACTCAAAGGCTAACCACGCGCCACAAACAGTTCCCTTAAAAACAGCCTTCTCTACTCTGTGCCAAGGTGCGCCAGGGATACCAAAATACTGGGCTACATCTTTCGCGCTATTGATCAGCATGATGAACCTCCTGCTCCTGCTGCACCTTCTGTTTGAGAACAGTCAGTAGGCCTTCAACCTGCTTCACTAGGTAGGCTAAATCATAGGCTGTGCCCACAAGTTCTTGGTTAAGGTCAAGCTGGATTAGTATGCGACCTGAGGGGCATTCGAGGAAGGTTAGCTTACCGCAGTTTAAGAGCATACTGCCTTCTTGAGTATGCCAGTCATACTTAAGTTTAAGTTCGCGCGCGTTATGGTCCTGTGCAAGTAACTGCGCGAAGAGTTCTGTCTCTGTCTGTTTCATGATAACCCCTAGTCTGTAATAATTTTGTTGTAACTTTCCTGTCTCATTGTTCCGTCTGCATGACAGGGCATAATAAAGATGTTTAGCCCGAACTGCCAGCCTATGCTGACTAACCACATAACGCAGCCTCCCCTACCCAGATGTTAGGGTTACCGCACTGTGTCTCGTCGCATACGGCACAGTCAAAGTAACCAGAGTCTTCACTCGTATGGGAGTGACTTAGCCACCCCAATGTTTCTAAGGTTGCTAGGATTTTAGAGTGCTCTACTTCTGCCTCTTGAGGCTCGTGGTAGTAATCGAGATGCGTCCAGTCGTCGTTAGCTACGCCAGCGTTGCAGCTATCGCATAACCTGAACTGATTTGTTGAACTGGTTTGTTTGGGTGGGGTGGTAGTGGGGGTACTATCATCAAACATCATGCCACCTCCTGAACAGATGTACGGAAGACAGGAGCGGACTTAGCGGCAACAAGCTCTGACTGGTACCGTGTGTACTCTACTCGTTTAACGTGAACCGCTCCCATGCTTACTAGGATCTCTACTACGCTCGCTGGGTCGTCAAGCTGTGCGCCCTTCTTTACTAGGCGATCAAGTAACTTCATGTGCTTCTTCATTTGCGCATAAGTTTCGTGTCCCTCTATCTTGTGCTGGCAGTAATGTGAAACATCAAAGTTAACATCGTCGTAGTGCTGCCAGTCTAAGCACAGGTTAATGCAATCAAACGTCGGTTCGAAGATATGATCGTGGCCGTTACCAATGAAGGGTAGGTACCGATCTGCCTCGCCATACCCTTTAGGGTCGCGGTAACACTGCACAAGACGATCAGCCAAGGAAATGGGGTTGCAGTCCATAACTTGGATACAGGTTTTACCGTAACGAAACCCAGCAGCGGTGTTAGCATCAATGATATGGACTTGGAATGTTAGTGTAAGTTTGGACATGTTAGTTATCCTTAGGTTGGTTGGTTGGGTTGGTTAGGTTTAATGTGACTTTAGGGGTCGTTGGTAGTCGTCAGCAACTAGCACGATCCCAGCGGCTTCGTTACGGCCGATGACTTCCCAGTGCTGTTCCTGCAAGAAGACACAGGCGGTCTCTGTTATAGACTCTCCTCGACAATAGCTGTGAAAGGTTATCGTCACACTCTGCTTAAGTTTTGGGTCAGTTATCTTGACTCGACAGGGTCGATGGTTTGTCCATGCTAAGTACTTAACTTGCAAGGTGCGTACCGAGCGGATATGTTTAGTCTGTTTCATAAGGGGCCCCTTGGTTAGTGGGTTCGGGTTGTGCTGTTGTTTGTTCCAACGATTCCAATAGAACACAACGGATACCAGCCGTCAACAAAAAATACCAAATAAAACAAAAGTGGCGATCAGTCCTGCGTTTTTTATTTTACTAGGGTTGCCCAGAAAATCGGCTACACTTGACAAATTACCCCGACCTAATTTTGCGGGCGCGCTGGCGCGATTTTGGGCGCACATTAGCTCTATCACGCGTTTAGCGTCTAGTTGAAAATGATATTCATTTTCATTAGATATTGATAATGATATTCATTTTCATTTAGGTGGTGGTCATTGGCGTTAGTTGATAATGACTTTCATTTTCATTTAGTTGTGACAGTTTGCCACACATTGGTGCGCGCTGGTTCTGTCTGGTAAATGTCAAATCGCGTTGAAGGCCCCTAGCAGGCCGCCGGTGCGGTTTTAACCCCTTGCCCATACCCTAGTACTCGGAAGTCGGTAGGACGCAAAATCGATTTATGCCCCTTGAAAGCTACCTTTTCAGCCGGTAAAAAAAGGTGCCGAAAGTTGTTAAGAAAACTTGACCGCCAGACCAGAACCGACTAGCGCGCGCGAGGACCGACCGACCACCGACCACCAAACACCGACCGCCGACCTAACCACCGCAAAACGTTAGCGGCCGAAGAATGGTCTCGGCTGGTAGCCGTTGCGCCACTTTGTCGCTGGTTGCACCGTAAGCACGGAACAGGTTAGGTCTTTACAAGTTGTTTACAACTAAGAATAGCCCAGGTTTAACCTGACCTATCTCTTACGTACTGGTACCGATTGGTACCCGTTGAACACCTAAGCTCCCCCCCGTGTTATCAAGGAGTTGGTCGGGGGGCACACAACAACTCCCGGCCCGGAGCCCAACATGGAAACAAACAACCCACACAACTACACCCCAGCGCGCACCGTTCGCAACATCGAGGATTGGCCGATGGTAAATTGGCAAGGATGCATCAACATCCTAAGGATTCACGGCATTGTTCTCTATCATGAGGTGGGCG